TGATTGTTTTGGTCGTTGTCTTGTCGGTTGTCGTCGTTCCCGTGAATGGTGTAACGACTCCGGCTCCAAGAGGCCGAGATCCTAGATTCGTCGTCGTAGTAGTTTCCTCGCCGATCTTTGTTAATAACCCAATTTCGGGTCGTCCCGTCAATCTAGCGAATGCGTTATACCCTTTTATTAATAAATTAATTCCATCGACTACGAAATTAATTAATGTTTTAACCGAATCCGTTACGAATTTAACTATAGGGACGATCGCTTTAATAGCTAAAGAGATCGCCGTCGAAGCTACTTCTATCGCTCCGACTAATTGAGTCTTAAAGATTGGGATTATGTATTTATTAATCCAAGAGAAGACGTCTCGTAAAGTATCAATTAAACCGGAGAAGTTATCTTTATTTACGACGATCGCGTCTTTAACGCGACCGAATGCTCGAATTACTGCGTCCCATATAGGTTGAAAGAAATCTCTAACGAAATCGACGACGTTGGAGATCTTGCCTAATAAGCTTTCGCCCGTTCCCGAATCGAAGCCACTCGCTAGCTTTTCGATAATGGGTAAAAGTGTCTTCGATACGAATTCGCTAACCTTTAGCGCGATAGGTAGTAAAGCTTCACCTATGACCGTCTTTACGTTTTCAATTCGCGCGCTTAAAATTCTTTGAGAGTTAGCCAAGCCATCGGAAGTTCGGGCAAAATCGCCCTGAGCCGCTCCCGTTTGTTGGTAGATAAGCTTTTGAGCCGCTAGGACTTTCTGTTGCGGTGTTAGAGCGTTTTTAGTAGTCGATACGATTCCAAGTTCTAAAGCGGCTTGGCGTAGAGAAGCGTCGTCTAATAGAACGCCGTAAGCTCGAAGCGGCTCGGACTCTCCACGAAGCGCCGCCCCGATCGCATTGATAGCTTGCTCGGGTGAAGTGTTATTAAACGAAGCGAGATCCGAAGCTAGCCCTACGAAGTCGGTCGAGAATTTAGCTAGATCATCTCCAGCTAACCCTGCCGCTTTACCGAAAGTCGCGAAGGTAGCCGCCGCGTTTAATGCTTGTTGTTTAGATTGTCCAAGTTTTACAGCCGCCGTCTCTGCGAACGCTTCGACTTGTTTAGCCGAATCACCGAATAAGACTCCGACTTTAGAGACGGTCTCGGCTAGATCTGAGGCCGCCGTAATAGCTTCTTTTCCGATCTTTACCGCCATCGCTCCGGCCGCTACTGCCGCAACGGCAAAAGCCGCCGCCGCCTTCTTACCAAAATCGGCTACTTTAGATCCAAAGCTTTGGACTTCGTTCTCTGCGCCTTTGACGCCTTTTTTAAGCTCTGAATAATCGGCGTCGAAGCTAATCTTTACTTTAGGAATTCCGGCCATTAGTTAGACGCTCCGTTCAATTTCTGCTCGGCGATTACTTGCGAGAGCATTTTCTCATAATCGGCCGCGACTTCTTTGATCTCGTTATCTGTTGTCGGAGCTATCCAGTAGCCGGATCTATTGCGACCCTTAACGAATCTTCCGGCAGTTGGACGACCTAGCGAGTCGGTTCCCGGTCTTGATCCGAATTCGGATCCCCATAGAAGCGCGCCGGCCGGAGCTGATCTTCTCTTGGTTCCCTTACGCTTTCCGCCAAAAGGCCGGCCGACTTTTTTAGATCCGCCGATGTCCACTCTAGGGATTCGGTCTCTCGGTGTTGAAATTGATCTAGCGACCAGAATCGCTTGTGGCGGTGTAGTGCCGAAAGCGGCTCCGATCGCTAATCTTCTTGCGAATTCTTTTGAGATCGGCTGAGCTCGATCTCTGACTTTATTTTGATGTTCTTTATCTAAAGCGTTAAGCGTTGCGAATAGATCTTTAAGAGCGCGCGGCTCGACCGTGATCGAGTATTTACCCTGACCGGCCGTTGCCGCCATTTCTACGCTCCAAGATCTCTAAGGCTGTAAGAATGTCCTCGGCGGTCTGCCATTCACTCATCGGAATCGAAGTCGCGATCGCGAGCTCGACGATTAGTCGTTGGAGAGATCCGCCTCGGTGACTTTTGGGCTTGCGTCTCCGACTATCACGTCGGCGACCGTCTCGCACCAAGTATCGAACGGCTTTAGCGTTTTAGTCCCGGCCGATTCGCGCTTGTGCGCGTGATAGGCCAAGAATAAGAGATCCGTAATTCCGAGCTTGTCTTGGACTTGCGAGATCGTAAAGCCGGTCTTCTGCTCCCATAGTTTCCATTCCGGCGGAGCGGCGACGTAAGTCTCACTCACGCCGGAATTGTATTCAATTGTGATCGACATTCTCATTTCGTTAGCTCCCGTCTAATTGATTTTAGGTGAATGATTCGGTCGGTGTTCCATCGACGACGAAACTCATCGTCACGGTTTGAGCGTCCGGCGCTGATCCGCCGACGCTTGGAAATACCGGATAGACGTCGAAAGTGAAAGTCGCGCCGCTAACGGCGGTTAATACCACTTCGAGAGTCGTATTCGGTGCGGTTTCGCACGCTGTCCACATAGCCTCGTTTAGAGAGCTTAAGGCTCCCCAATCTGCGAGCATTTCGACGTCGAAAGTCCATTGATCATCGATCGCGGCATAAGCGCGGCCGGTGAGTGTCTGATAAGTCTCGACGGTGTGATCGTTTGTGAGCGTTGCGCTCGTTGTCTGCGCGTCGTAAGAGTCTCCGTCGATGGTGAAGCTTACGTTACGCCCGGTTATTACCGTTGCCATCTATTCTCCTATTCTGTTTCCGTGTAATAGGTGGAGACTATTACCGAAGCCGATAATAGGTTACTCGCTCCTACTGAAACGATCGCCGGAGTGTCCACACTCTCGACGATGTATCCCGACGGCATAGCGCCGAGAATGCTGATAATTAGTTGCTCCAAGTTATCCAGCGATCCGGGATTGGAGTTATAGGCGACGCCGGCTTGGATAAGAAAATTTAATTTAACTTTGACCGTTGCTTGGTTAATTATGTTCGGTTCCATCATTGGAGTTCCGTAGGTAATCGCGCAAAATGGCGGAATGACCGCCTCGGGAACGTGATCGTAAACGTTAGCGGCTACCGAGCTAAGCGCGGTCGCTAGTGGATCTCTGACGTCGGCTTGGATTGTCATTGAGCCATCGTCTCTACTTCAAGATAAGGCAATAATAAAGAGCTGATCCGGTTTACGAGTTGGCGACCCATTCGATACGGAGAAACCGTAAAATCGACGCCATCGATGGCATTACCGGCGGCCGTTTTGTTTTGGAAGACTTCGACGCTTGTCGCGATGATCGCGGTCTCGATCGCGGCGATCCCGGCGTAAAGATCGGCGGCCGAAGCGCCGCTTAGAGTTGCGGTTCCCGATGGGATAACCGCTCTTAAAGTTATGTCGCTCGCGACTTTATCGACGGAAAAGATGTAAGGACTTAGGCGATCATCTGTAACGGTGTAAGTGCCATTAACGCTCGCCGAAACTCCGGCGATAATTACGGTCTGACCTATGACGAATCGGTGCGGTCTGATTGTGTAAAAGTAAGCAACGTTATCGATTAATTCATACTGAGCGATTCCGGATTGATAGGCCGTGAGCATTGGAAGAATTACTTGCTCGGCTGTGTCGATTATGGAATCGAGATAAGCGTCTGAATAGAGAGCCGAGCTCACGCCTAGAACTTGGCGAAGTTGCGACGGTGTGACGATGTCGGGCATGAGCTCGGATCCTTTCTTATTCGGCTCTAGCGACCACGGGAGCGCGATCGCTAGATGATTGGTTATACGTTATCGTTGAAAGTAATTCCGCCGGCGATCTTCACGCCTACGGCGCAATAGCCATAAAGCGAAGTAGTGATTTCGCCCGTAGCTATTACGTTAGAAGTGAGACGCAAGCGTGGTGACTCGTAAAACGTGATCGCGTTTGGATTGATGATTGCCATCGATCCGTCTCCGGTTCCGCTTAGTGAGCGCGAAACGTAGAAGTCAAGACCTGCGACGTTACCGCGTAGGCTCTGAGAGCTTAGGGCTCCGCCGTTGTTTTGCGGATTGCTAGAGATGAAAAGCGGACGATCGGCAGAATCTACCATCGCCATTAATTTCGCCCATTGACCGGGAGAAGCTACGAGATTTCTCGCATAGCCGAGAGATCCGGTGTAAACGTTGGCCGCTCCGTTAGCGAAGTAGCTAAAATAGCCGGCCGCGTCGTCTGTTGGGACGGAAGTAGCCGCTCCAGCGCCGCTTGAAGCTTGCGCCTTAGCGTAAGCGTCGGTCGCCTTAGCGTAAGCGAATTCCATCTGAGTTAGAAGCGCCGAAAGCCATTCGGGGCTAGATCTGTCAGCGAGCTCCCAGCTGTAGGTCTGTTGGCCGGCCATCTTGACGATCGAGACCGAGAGATGTTCTGTTTCCATTCCGGTATCGCTTGGCGCTGTGCCTTCGGCTGTTGTCGCTACTGTTGGAGCGACGGTTAGCTTAGGAAGCTCGAAGCTTAGGCCTGTCGAGACTAGAGTCTCGCGAGAGCACGCGTCGATAAATCCGCGCTCCGAGTTAGAGATTCCGTTAATTAGGGTCGTTCCCTGAGGTGTCGGAATTAAGCCGGCGTTATCTGTTGAATCTGCCGCCTTCAAGTAGTAAGCCGCGTCGAGATCGCCTTTAGCCGCCTTGATTGAATTACTCAAATAAGCGAGCGGCGATGGATCGATTCGCGGAGCTGTAAAGAACGCCGGACGCGGTGCGTCTTGCGCTGTTAGAGACTTAGCGGCTTCTACCGTATCGGCGGAAGCGGCTTCGTCTTTTACGGTGTTATCCACTTCGTCTCCTTCTGTTGTTTCGGTGGACTCCGAATCGGACGACTCGGAAGCTTTGTTTTCTTCTTCTTCGGAAGCGGCGACGGAATCGACACGCGCCGAATCGATGGCCGGATCTGTTACTAAGCTAATCTCTACGAGCTCTCCCATTTCGACGACTAAAGTAGATCCCTTCATGTCGTATTGGAGAAGATCAATCCCTACGCTGAATCCATCGCGTAATCCGGAAGCGGCTTCGATCAAGCTATCGGTTCCGGCTTGTGTGTCTGCGATCTTGAACTTGGCGTCGATTCCTTTATCGGTGGCAACCATTTCCAAGCTTCGGCCGATCGGTCGAGTGCGATCGTGCTCTAAAAGAAGCCGGACGTCTTTCGGTTGAATTGATCCAGCCGCGAAGATTGTCTTTCCTCGGCTTGTGTTTCCTTCTTCGCCCCAAGTTACGACGCGGCCGCTAATTGTGCGGCTCTCGGTGTCGGCGGCGATAAGGGTTAGCGGAATGTTTAGTCTCATTGAAGTAGATCCTCATCTCTCCTAATTTCCTCGACCGACATCGCTCCGATACGGTTGAGAATCTCGTAAACTTCGGCGCGCTCTTTAGCGTTGCCGCGCAAGAAGTTATCCAGCGCATAACGGACGGAAGTCCCGGCCGGCGTAAAGTCCGGCATACTGAGCCTCTGTTCGATCGCGGTCGCGATTCCTCGTAAGCTGAAATCGAAAAGCGTCTGCCTTGCGAGTGAAGCGTTCGAGTAAGTCATACTTTGTCCGGTCTGCGAATCTGTGAAGTAAGCCGGAAGACCGATAGCTCTCGCAAGCTCGGTCGATACTTGCTCGCGCGCTTCGGCCAGCTGTAAATTCTTAGGATCAAAGCCGACCGCTTGAAGCTCGACGCTGGCATTAAGAAAAGCGGTCGCGCGTGTCTGACGTGCGGCTTTCCAAGCGTCGAGAAGCTGACGGATCCGATCGGCCGGAAGCGACGCGTCGTTAGACTTTAAGACCATCGTCGGGAATGGCTCTTGCGCGTAGATCGTAGCGGCACGCTCTAAAGCGAATGCGGCTTTAATTGTGCGACCGGCTCGATTAAGTAAGCCTTCGTCCATTCCGTAAAAGACGGCTAGAGATCCGACTCCGGAATTCGGAACGGCGTAACCGTCCACGCGATAGCCGGTGATCTCGACGGCGTTAGTGTCGGTCTCGATCGAGACACGCCACGGCGCGACGCGCTGAGTGTTGCGAATTCTGCCGGTGTCTGCGTAGAGCTCCGTAATCTGTAAATACGCGTAACCGTAGAAAAGCAAGTCTTCAACGATAAAGCTCCACACGCTAGAAGCCGGAACGCGTGAGTCCGGCTGACGGATAACGCGCGGAGCGTAAAGTCTTTCGCCCGTGTCTTCATTACGAAGCTCTAACGGAATCGACGCGATCGACGAACAAATTATGTTCCGAGCTCGCGCGATTGTCGGGACGGCCATCGCTTCGGCTCGCGTAGCTGTAATCGGCGTCATCATGTAAGCCGAAAGAACGTCTAAAGTGTTAAGGGTTGCGAGATCTGCGGCGACGACCGACGGTTCTTCTACTTTCGGCGCGCCGATAATAAAATCTTTAAGACCCATAAGTGAATTCTCTCCTATCCATTAGCACTAAATTACGATGATGTCCACGTCCGAGCTTGCGCGTGTCGCGAAGTGAGTAACAAGCGCGGCGGCGACGCAAGCGGTGACGTTAGAAGCTGACGCGCGGCGTCCGATAACCCAAGAGCTATCGCCGAGACGTAATCTCGAAGCGGATAACACTTGCGAAGTGAATTCCGCTTGGTTGAAGTGCGCGAGTCGATTCGATGTAACCGCGCCGAGAAGCTCGTCGCACGATTGCGCGTAGCGACCGCCGTCGATGTCTGTTATCGGGATCCCGGCCGGTGCTAATCTTGCTCCGGCGGCCGACGCCGTTCGTCGAGAATAGGCCACGGTTTGCGTGAAGTATTTTCGAGCGTAGGTTGCGACGTCATTAGCGACGGCGCGGTCGTCTAAAGCGATTGGGTTGCTCCATTGATGAAGAAGCTTTACGAAGAATCGATCGGCGTCTATTTTCTGCGCCATTACTAGCGAAGCTTGGCGTCGATCCGGAGAGAAGTCCAAGCCGAGCCAAGTCGGATCGTCCGGATTAATTTCTTTCGGTTCCACTCCGCATTCGTTCCACTTGTCCGACGGGATCGCGCTCGAAATTGTGTTAATCCATCTACACAAGACTTCCGTCCTCACTACGTCCGGCGGATCATTTAAGACGGCGCGAATGTTGTCCTCGTGAATCGTATAACCGAGCGCCGGATTAGCCGCGATCCAATTCTTCGGATCCTGAATGTCCTCGGTCGGTGCGCTCCACTCGAAATAGCCAATCTCATCATTACCGCCGGCGGCTGAAATTAAGCCGCGTTCCCGGAATTGATTTAGAACGACCGAGTGCTGATCTCCAGCATTAGAAACGGCGAAGACTTGGGGATTCTTGGCGGCCATCATCGTATATCGAAGCGACGCGAAAGATTCGAGATCCTTCATCTCGCGCGTTTCGTCCATGAAGATCGTCTCGGGCTTGGCAATTCCGCGCGCGGCCGCGCCGCCGGCTTTTACCATGTAGCGATTTCCGTTGAGAAGCTCTATTTCCTCGGATCCGTGAGCCCATCGGATCCGCTTTACTTGCTTTCGTAACGAATCGTTATTTTCGATTAGCGAGACCATGTGCCGGAAAGTTTCGAGCGATGTCGTGAGCCGGTGAGCTGTGCCGATCTGTAGGTTTTCGCCCCATTCATAGATCCCGACTAAAGCTCGGATCATCTGAAAAGTAGTCTTCCCGGATTGTCTCGCTACTACGACCGTGATTAATGGGTGAGCCCATCGGCCATCGCTTTTAACTTTGTGAGCTTCGATCGCCAGCCATTCCTGCCACGGAAGAAGCTTTACCCCGGCCATCGACGCGAAATCGATCATCTCTTGGCCTTTTGACGGTAGATCGACGGCTTTTGAGCGGATTCTAGGCGTCGTGGAGCCTTTTAAGGGTTCATTTCCTAGAGTTGATCCCGATTCGTCCTTGTTCGTCCCTGTAACGGCC